CAATCACCCTCATTTCAACCCAAGTCTCGCTGATGACACTTACAGGGTACAGACCGATTCGAGCAACTGGAGGAAGGACCAAGAGTTGTTCCAGAGTCGCAACTGTAAGCTTTCAGTTGTTATGATCGTGAAGAACGAAGAGAAGATGTTGGCGGATTGTCTTGAGTCGGTAAGAGACGCTGACGAAATCGTCATCGTAGACACGGGGTCAACGGACCGCACGAAGGAGATTGCTGCGCAGTTCACCGACAAGATACACGACTTTGAGTGGTGTGATGACTTTGCAAAGGCGAGGAATTTTGCTCTTTCAAAAGCAACGGGCGACTGGGTTTTGTCTATCGACGCCGATGAGGTACTTGAACCTGGTGGTATTGAAAAGATGCGAAACGCTCTTTTCACATCAAAGCCAGCCATCGGGATACGGATGACGACGGCATCAAATAACTACCACGTTCCTCGGCTTTTCCGAAACATCCCATCAGTACAGTGGTTTGGAAGAATCCACGAGACGATAAATACTCGTGATTACGAGAAACTGGATGTCTCTATGACGTATCGGTCATCACCTGCACATGCTCTCGATCCACAGAGGAATATCCGAATTCTCGAGAAAGCTCATCAGGATGAGCCAGGCAACACTCGGGCGATGTTCTATCTGGCGCGAGAGTACGGGTACTATAAAAAATGGGACAAGGCTGAAGAGATGTTCGAAAAGTACCTCTCCGTAGCAACGTGGCTTCCCGAGAAGGCAGATGCCCATTTCATGCTTGCCGTCTGTTACTGGTACGATGGAAAGGGAAATGGCGAAAAAACACGGCAAAACTGTCTGGCGGCTATGAATATCAATGCGAACTTCAAGGCTCCAATACTCCTCATGGCAGCAGCAAGCTTCGAGAAGAACGCGGCACAGTGGAGAAGGATGGCGGAAACTGCAGACAATTCTGATACATTATTTGCAAGGGAGCGTTTCGACGTAATATAAAAATCATGTCACATCACCAACAACTATCGTTCATCAAGAAGACGAAGGATCACTTTCCCGAGTATTTCAGAGGGTGCTCAGTTTTGGAGGTAGGCTCCTTGAATATTAACGGAACTGTCCGCATATTCTTCAACGACAACAAGAGCTATCTCGGTATCGACCTTATCGAAGGAAAGGATGTCGACCTCGTCTGTCCGGGCAATGAGCTCGATCATGCTGATGGCGCCTACGACACAACCATCTCGACAGAGTGTTTTGAGCACGATAGCCACTGGAAAGAGACGTTTGCCAACATGTATCGTATGACCCGTTCGGGAGGCATTCTTATGTTCACATGTGCCTCGGAAGGCCGCCATGAGCACGGTACAACGCGCACGTCTCCTGCGGATTCACCCGCAACGAACGACTACTATCGCAATCTCGTCCAAGCTGACTTCGAAGGTGAGTTCAACATCGAGGACATGTTCTCGAAACATCTGTTCGAATACAATCCTGAGACGTGCGACCTCTACTTTTGGGGTATCAAAAAATAAAACATGAGCGTCCTAGAAACACTACAAAACATCAAGATCCCATACGCCACCGAAGGTGTGATTCGTACTGCCCAGCTCGACGACACGGTCGCACCAGAGGATTCCGTACAGCTTGCGGTGAACATGAACTTCGACCGTGTCGGAGCGATTCAGACGCGTCTTGGTGTTGCTGAGTATGCGCCAACTCTTTCTGAGGAAATCACGAATTTTGGGACACTTCGCAACGCATTGATTTCTGCCGGGTATGAACGAATGGCACAGGTGGGTGATGAGAGTATTCTTACACAAGATTTTCAGGACCCCGCAGCGGTCAAGATGAGTGACTCAAAAGTCGCTGTCTTCTGGTCCGGCGTTGATAACGATGGATTCTGTGCAAACTACGAACTCGACCAAGAGACCGGAACAATGACTCAGATTGGAACCCCACTCGAGTTTGATACTGGAAGCGCGTCTAACATAAAGGTCATCGCAATTGACAGCAACTTTGTCCTTGTGGTGTGGACAGGTGTCTCTGGTGACGGATTTGCTCAGATTTTCAACACCGCGTTTACTTCTATCATTGCGGTTGGAACAGCACTTGAATTTGATACTGCCAACGGAGAAGACTTTACTCTCGCACAGATAGACTCAACCCATTTCATCTGTTTTTATCAGAGCACCGGAAGTGACGGTGTTGCGACGGTTTTCGCTGTAGACACAGGAGTTGGTGTAACTGAGCCTGGGTCTCCACTCACATTTGATTCAACGGCGAACTCCTACAACTCATGTGTTGCACTCGGAAACGGAACCCACTTCATAAACTTCTGGTTCAATGGAACCAATCTCAGTGCTCAGACTTTCTCGGTAAACACGGGAACGTGGGCCGTCACTGCGATTGGAAGTGCGCTCGTTACACATGGTGGATTCGACAATAATGCGATGACATGCGGAGACGGGGAACATTTTGTGAATGTATCGTTTGGCTCCACACCTTCAACCGGTATCAGAGCCCAGGCATTTAACGTTGACTCCGGTACATTCGCCGTTACAGCTGTTGGTACGTCTGTCATACTTTCAACAAGTGCCGGTGACACTACAGCTGTTGGATTTGGTGATGGAGAACACTTTGCAGCATTCTACTCAGAGAGCGCTGGTGTTGGATTCGCACAGATGCTTGAAATGGACCCTCTCACATTTGATATGTCATTACAGGGTGCGCGAATCCCCGGATACGATTTCTCGAGTGACGGTATTACGTCTATCAATCTCGAACTCAACAAGGTGATGGTCATTTGGGCGACTGACGGAGAAGTCGAGGGAAAGTCGGCGATGTTCCAGTCATTCGGTCCTGTGGTGAACGGACGATGGCTCTATGCTGGTCACGGAGATGAGGTGTCGAACCTCGCAAGTGGTACGTGGACATCCCGCCGATCCGGTCTTGCCCAGGTCTCAAAACCACGCTTTAGTCAGTACCTCAATTACATCTGGATGGTGAACGGCAATGAGTCGATTGGTGGTGATCCTATTGCAACATCTGACGGTGGCAACTTTGGAGATGATTTAGTACCCGAAGGGTTCCCACCTGGTGACTTCATCAGCGCGGGGTTCGAGGGTCGTGTGTGGGTTGCGGACAAGACACTCGGTATTCTGTACTACACCGACATCGTTCAATTCACTCCACCGATTTTCTACACACTCACGTACAACCCCGACGTGAACTTCATCACGACAATTTCGCCACAGACCGGTGAGACGTTCACAGCTCTCTACGAAGTGCCTCGGGCACTTCTCGTCTTCACTGAGAACTCAATCACGCGCGTTTATGGGTCAACGTCATTGGACGCTTATCCTGCATACAACGTCGGTACATTCTCACAGGAGTCCATCATTGAGACGAAGGAGGGAATCTACTTCCACCACTCATCTGGGTTCTATCAATTCGACTATGGGTCACAACCGGTTGAAATTTCCCGCCGTATCATTGACTTCGTGAAGGCAATTCCTCGATCGTCATACGAAGACATCACTGGTGTCTACGACGGGTTCGACGCTGTAGAATGGTCAGTTGGTCAGGTGACAGTCGAGGGAGTTCTATACACCAACTGCGTTCTTCGCTACACCATCTCAACGCAGGTGTGGACTATCTACGACTACCCACTGAACATAGTAACAGCGATGGTCTACTACGATGATGGTGTGAATATCAACCACCTTATGGGTACAGAAGCTGGAAAGGTCGGAGCAATGGACAGTGGAACGACCGACTTTGGACAGCCATTCTACTTCGAGTTCATCGACCGATGGCGCTCGTTCACAGAGATGTACTACCAGAACAAATCGATTTCTGGTCTCAACGTCTATTCCGAGAATGCTGCAGGAGCGAATGTGTCGTACCAGATTCAGAAGTCAGGTCCGAACGCATGGAAGCCAATTTTCACAATCACCGAGGCGAACAACTCGCTTTCTCCGAACAACGGTACTGAGCCGTTTGATGTCCTTCGCATCCGAGTTGCAGGTAACACGAAAGGCACCCAAGTTGTCATTCATGGAATGGAAATCACCCAGCTCACGGTTCTCGGTCAAGAAATCAACTAATGAAATTTGACTCTCTCAAAAAAGACAGGTTCTTGAGAAGGGATGCGGACCAATCCGACCAGACCAAGAACGCGACATACACAGCGGGTAATCCTGCACCAAAGCGTGGTGACGATACTCGTCGAAAAGCTGGTCGTCCGAAGGGTTCTGAAGAGGATGATGGAGCACCGAACATCCTTACTGGAACGGTTATTACATCATGTTTCATCCAGACCTCTGCGCTTCCATCGCGTATCGAACTTCAAGGAAACGACCTCACATTCTTTGACGATACATATTCTGAGAACGGGCGTGTCATTGGTGATACGTCTCGTCTTATTTTCACACACGGTTCTGCGAAGTTCGGTGAGAAAATCGAACAAGGATTCATCATGGAGAAGCGAGCGTCGATATATAACACGTACGACAATGTGCTCTCGTGGTATGCGATGCCAGCAAAAGAGGGTGCCCACAATTATATGTTTATCGGGCGTGATGCGTATGGTGACAACAGTGCGGGCGGATCTCAAAGAAATCTGAGCACACTACAGT